CATGATCTATCCTTTAAGAAACAGGTACATTGATGGTTGAACCAGAACGATTGGTAATGGCAAGGAAGCCATTTGTCAGCGGAACTGAAACTAGGCTGCCTGACCTGTTGGTCACAGACAGCGTTGTAGCGCCACCACCGCCACCAATAGCGCCCCATGCAGTTCCGTCGTAACCCTCAAATGAATCTGAATCCGTGTTAAATCTAAAGTATCCGGCAGCAGGAGCGCCGTCCCTTTGAGCATCCGTGCCAGACGGTATGATTGCCGAGCCTGTATCGCTAGTCTTTGCTACGCCACCAGATGTGGTAAATGCAGCAGCATCCCAAGCAGAACCAGTCCAGACATAAAGCTGGTTGCCGGTCGTATTCCAGTAGATAGCGCCAGTCAGCAGAGCATTGCCGTCATTGTCAACAGACGGAGCTGACGACTTAGCGCCAAGGTATCTATCGTCGAAACTATCGTAGCTTGCAGCAGCAGCCGTGGCAGAGTTGGCCGCAGCCGTGGCACTATTAGATGCGTTTGTTGCGCTTGTGCTGGCAGAAGATGCACTGGAGCTTGCAGCTTGAGCATGGTACTTAGCAGAGTATTCTCCACCAGCTACAGCGCCAGATGTCTTGGTTGCCCAATCATTTGCAAGGATAGCTGAGGCAGCAGCAGCATCTGCATTCTCTTCAGCATTCTGAATGTCTACAATGTTTGCGGCTGCGGTGGTAATGTCTGCGCTGATAGGACCAAGGGCTGCAATGTTTGCAGTTTGTCCTGCCAGTGCTGAAATATCAGAAGTATTAAGTGCAGCGACCTGCGTGATTTCTGTATCGATAGCAGCCAGAGCAACCATCTCGTCAGACAACGGAGCAAGAATTGCCATCTCGTCCGTGGAGCCAGCAATGGCTGTAAGCTGTGCAGAACTTAATGCGCCGACAGCAACCACACTAGCAGATATGCTGGCAACTGTAGTAATGCTTGACGAGATAGGAGCCAGTGTTGCAATCTGTGCAGACTGACCTGCTACGGTAACTATCTGCGCATCAATTGCAGCCAGCGTTTCAATCTCATCGACGATTGCTGCAATGTCATCCACGTTCGAGCTGGTAGGACCCGGCTCTGGATTACCGTTTGCATCAAATGCCAGATACTTGCCAGCACGGTCTGCCTTACGTGGCAGCGTCATGTTAATGTCAGTAGGGTCAGTGACAGGCGCTTTCATGCCGCGCTCTGCTGTCTCTGCTACCTGCTGAATAAAGATGGTCTGTGCATCCAGCTCATCGTTCAGCGTATTGGCAAAGAAGTCACCACCAGTGGTAAAGTCTGTGGTACGCTGAATTGTCTTGGAGCCGACAATCGTAATATTGCTAGTGCCAGCAGTGGCGACTAGAGTTACTGATCCAGTACCGTTTGCATTGATGGTTACTGTGTAATCAGTAGTGAGCGTCAGGAGAGTATCGCCTTTATATACGGCAATATCACTTGACGACAAAATCTCAAACGTAAAGGCATAAGGGCCTACTCCGCTCGGAGAATAGACCACACGCCGTGGTACGTTGGATATTGCGTAATCAGCCATAATTCAGGCTCCTATGATTTTTGCTAATTTATCAAGGATTTCCGTATATTGGAAGCCTTGCCTTCGCTTTTTCTGCACGAATCATTACAGACGGCATAGTTGTCAAAAGATTAGCTTTAGCCATCTCGACATACTTTGAGTACAGCGTTTTGATGGTGTTTTGCTGCTGGTCTTTATCAAGCTGTTTAAAGTCATCCATTAATGCTTCGGCAACTATTGCATCTTTAACAGTCATATTTTTGACAGTCTTGTCCTTTGGGTCGTAATGCGGAATTTGCTGGGTGCCCAAAGAACTCATCATGTAGGAATATTCCTCTGGCGTCAGCTTCACATTGACCTTATCCACCGTCAGGTTCCTACGCGGCTTTTCCAACTTGGTCCCTGTAGCAATGATGATCTTGTCTGCTTCGCGCTGCTTGGTCGAGCTGTAACGCACGCCAATTGAAGAAGACAGCCAAGGGTTTTCAAGGTCGCCACGAAGTTCCTTTTCACCAAGGTAGTCATACGAAAAAGGCAATTCTTCAGACAGCCCCGGAGTACGCGACTTGTAATAATTAAATGCTTCTTGCCAACCTTTTAAACCAGTATCTAAGTTTGGGTCGGCAGACACATCTCGCTTGTACGGGTCAATTGCTCGTGCCGCTTGGCCTCGTGCAGAACTGAATATCCCCACGGGAGAACCTTCCAAAGCATATCCAGCAGCCTGCTTAACAGTGGCGTCAATGGCTGCGCGGAACGCTGCTTTAGGATTAGGTACTGTTTGGCTAAATGCGCCAGCTACGGACGATATAGCCGTCATCACAGGCATTTGGCTTACGTAGTTGTACAAGCCCCAAGCTCCACCCAGAATGATCTGGCCGACCTTATCCTGATCGTCCTCATATCTTGCATATTCGACAGCATCGATAGCCATAGCCAATGGGCCAGCAATCGGGTCAATACCACGCAGCGGAACATACAGATTGTCGCCAGTGCCAATAGACGGATCAATGTTATTGCTCTTTAGATATTGAACAAACTCTTCGTCCCACTCGCCTTTTTTGAACACTGCGCTGTACGGACGCCAGCCAGACGCAAGGTATTCGTTGCGCAAGGCTGTATCGCCGGGACCGCCACCAGTAAACCGGCCATCAGCAACATAGCTACCAATGGTCAGCATAAGAGTCGATCCCATGCCAAACTTTGCCATAGCAAGCTCAGCCTTGGCACCGCCTGCTTTAACATCTGCCCTCCATTGAGCTGACAGCGGAGCAATCAGCGAGTGCTGCATAGACTCGCTAGTCACCCATACAGGCGTTTTTACGAACGGCATTGCAATACGAGCAAGCAAGTGGTCGTTTGTAAGTTGCTGTAAGGCAGCAGCAGAACCAGTCAGCTTACGGCTGAAGGTAATCATGTGCGAAAAGTCTTGGGCAGCAGCTTCTATTTCTTTTGGTGGGTTTGCAAGAACTCGACCAATTTTTCTTAAACCAGCCTCTTCAACCGAATTTTCAATATTTATGGCTCTAAGTAATTTTTTCTCCGCCCTTTTTGTAGACTTGCCTTCTTCTTTTAATTTAGCAATTTCTTTTTCTATTTCATTGACTTTTTGAGAAGCCATAGCAAATGCTTCGCGTTTGGCAATAGCGCCTTGACGATATGCTTGAGCATAAATCTCTGCCTGATACCCAAGAGTTTTAAATACCTCGTCTGTCGCCATAATTGGGCGGGTACCAAGCAATGTGACAAGATTTGCCCATCCATTAATTCCCTTAATTAAAATTTCATTTTCGATGCCGTATTGACGAGCATCAAAAATCATGTTGTTGCCTTCGTACTTGACGCCAGCATCGCTTAGCAGGTCAGCGCCTTCACGCATCTCACGGGTCGTGCCGGTCTTTAACGCAACCCAACCAAGACGCAAGGCATCACGACTGGAATTAACCATTCCAGCCAACATGGCAGCAGCCTCACCCAACTCAACCTCTCCACCCATACCCATAGTTCTACGCACAGCTCCAGCTACTCCAGCTAATTGACGAGTAGCTACAGAGCTTGCTAAAAATGTCACGTTTGACGTTAGGTTAACAACATGAGTTCCAGTAGCGGACAACAAGCCAGACTTCCAAGTACGATCCCACAAGTCACGAACCAACCCAACTTTGCCAACTTGATTAATTAATTCAAGCTGCGCACCTTCGTCTGTAAGCTGTACGTAAGCATCCATTAGCTTTTTAAGCTCAGGACGCACACCTTCAGTATTGAGCATGGCCTTCATCTCTGCGCTGTCATACGCAGGAATCTTGCCTGTCACATCCAATGCAATGTCTTCAGCAAGGTTAGGAGTGATCGTAATGCGACCAGTCGCCGTAGCTTGCGCAGCACGGGTAGATGCCAGCTTATAGGTATCGTTTAGCATGTTGCCAGCATTAATCTTGTATAAGACCTTTGCCAGCATTTCATCGTTTTCAGGGTTGAGATACGCCTGCTTCATCAGGTCAAATATCTCTCTGTTGTTCTGATACGAGGCAACACGCAAGCGGACAATATCCGACGGCAGCTCTTGATACGTGTTCCGCATTTGCTCAAGCTCGGAAATCAGCTCAGTGCCAAAGCCCTTGGACTTGGCGTCAGCTATTGTCTGTTCCCAGCTTAGGCGCTCTGTGCCGATGCCAGCAGAACGGTTAAGCGACTCAACCATCTGCTTAAAGTCGTCTGGTCCTTCAATACGGTTCAGGTTGACGACATTAACTTCTGTAGTGCCAGCAGCAGGCGTTTGCTCAATGTTCGCTTCAACAGCCTTTAATTGTTGCTGTGCCTGTGTAACCTGTTCTTGTACGGTACGCTTGCCCGGCTTCTTACGCACAGGCTGAGTCACTACCTTAGCTGGCTCTGCAATTTCAGCAGCAGCTTTGCCACCAAGGTTTGCAGCCTCATCAGCCAATGCAGAACCTTTAGCCACACCTTTTGCTGCTGTTGCAGACTTAGATTTCAGCAATCCTTTTATCAGACCTAAGCCAGCAACCTCGACAGGTTCCATGCTTTCGTCAGCGGCAAACTCTGTGTCAACAGGCATCGACGTATCAACATTGGCAAGCAATGGATCAGGCAATGACAATTGCTGCGGGACAATCTCGCCAAGCCGTGTTTCAAGCGAACGATCATCAATAGCCATTTACTTGCTCACTTTCTTTGCAATGTTTGCAGCACCCTTGGCTATGCCCTTAGCGCCTTTGACGTAGCCACCCGGAGCGCCAAACTCACCAGCAAGCTCAAAGCCTTTACCTTCTTCGCTGGTAGCGCCCACGTTCTTGTCCAGCCAAGCCTTGACTTCCTCGGTCGTAGGCAACACGGTTTTCTCGCTCATGCCTCGCAGGAAAGCATCGATCTTGCTCTCATCTGCGCCACGCTTAAATATCTCTTTGACACCATAAGCAATAGACTCAATGTCTCCGGGCAAGCCGACAAAGCCCTGCGCAACACCTTTTGCCGTAGCCGCAGTCAACTCCGCTGCACGCTGTGGCGTAACCTCAAGGCCACCAACAGCACCAGACTTTGCAGGCATGGCATCGCTAGGTCCAGTCTTAGAGACTGGATAGCGACTTTGCATGTACATTTCCATGTACGCTTCGTCAAAGTTCTTAGCCATTATGGTTGCACCTTGTTAATAATCTCAAGCTTTTTACGGATGGCAAGAGCTTGATTGGAATCAAGTATCTTTCTTTTTTCCAAGTCATTAACATCACCAACAGTTAATGAGTCTGTATTAATTGAGATATTGCTTCCTCTCTTTTTATTATCTTCAACAGCTTGATCGACAATAGACTTAATACTGTCTCTTGCCGCATTTTTATTAATGTCTTTTGCGTCATTATCTCTATAATTTCCAATAATCTCTAACGCAAGAGCACGAGGAGAATACGATTTTCCTTGACGTGCAAGCTCTTTCTTTGCCGCAATATAACGACTTCTTACTGCATTGCGCTTATCAAACCTAGCCTCATCACCCTGAGTTCTAGCAGTTACAACATCCGCAACCCCTGCAAAAGCATTTATTTCTCTTGATGCTTCACCTTCCTCTTGGTTAAACAGTCTGTCGTCTAAGGCTCTGACAAGTTGTGTATATTGCTTACCACTCATTCCGGTTCGACGGGCGATTGATTTTAATGAGTCGCGGTCCTCAATTGCGCCACTACTAACTTGGTGCCACAAGTCTCCAAAGACATACTCATCGCCATCCTGCTGCTTTGGATCAAGATACTTAGCTAGTTCCTCATTAGTAAACGATCCGTTCTGCGCAATGTCTCTGGCGATAGCTAGGCGTTTGTTGGTATCTTCGGTTTCGTAATACTCTATTAATCGGTCATGGGTGTACTTTAGCCTCTCATCCTTTTGGCGCTTAGCCTCGCGCTCCGATGCAATATAAGCATCGTTCTCTGCAATTGTTAATGCCTGACGAACCTTGGCCTTTACGTCTTCAGTAGCATAGGCCCAGACAGCAGCACCACTTGGCGTAAGCAAACGGCCAAGCTCAAGCATGTCGTTTGACCTTAATGCAGGTTTTAATGCCGGATCAGTAAATGCTTTTTCGCTAAGAACCTTTTTTGTCAAAGCATTTGTCAGTGCTTGGTCAATGTCTTTCTGCATACCGGCAACACGCTTGTTTGCCAAGTCTGCGCCACCAAGAATCAATGCCTTGTTGCCAAGGTCTTGAGATATAGCATTGACAAGATCACCGACCGGAAACGGAGTGCCGGTCTCTCTATCAACAGGAAGATCGTTGCTAAACATTACTTCCAGTTCACGCATTGTGTTCTGGTAGTTTACGTTTTCTTTTATTCCATTTGCCGCAATGCGCTTGTTTGCATCTAGCCGGGCAATGTCTTTAATGACATCACCACCCAATCTAGCAATAGTCGCCCGATACTTTAGCGATGCTTCTGGGTCAATCTGCGTCAGGGCTTCGCTAGGCCCTTTTAAGATAGCGGCTACCTTTGCCTGTACGTCAGACGCGGTAATATCCTCACCGGCTTCGGCACGAGCATGTAGCTTTAGCAGCTCATTCCTTGCCTCGATCTCTGCATAGCCAGATACTTCAAGCGCACGGTACTTTTTGACGGCAGCGCTAAAGACATTGAAGTCAGAGCCAATGCCAGTTTGGATAGACGATACATCGCCCTTGGCAATAGCCGTCAGTTGGTCTTGAGTCAGGCCATTCTCTGCCGCATACTGAAGACCAGCCTTTTGGCTAAACTTCTCGGCCATGCCAAACATTTGGTTAGATAGCTGATCGATAACATTGCTTAACGATCCGCTGTACCGCGATGCTGCTTCGTATCCTGCGCTGACATTTGCTGTCGGCATAGATACATTAGGCAGCACAGCGCCCGGCACATTAGCTATCTGTGCTCTACCGCCTTCTACGCGAGGAAGAATGTCTGCCATGATTAAATCCCATACCTAGTCACGTTGTAGGTAATGTCCTGCTTATTGAGCGGCACATCACCTATTAGACTTTTGACAGTTTGCTTAGCACCCTCAAACGGGAATGTCTGCAAGAACTGCATGCCGCCTTGGAACAGCTTAGCGTCAGCAATCATGCTTGCTCCGCCGACAACATACTTACCTGCCTGCTGCATTGCACGAGTGCTGGAAATAGCTGCTTCACGGCCAAAGAATGCGCTGTCATATCCTGCACGCAAAATCTGCGTTGCGTCTTCCAATCCAAAGATTTTTGCCGCCAATGCGCTAAGGTCAGTAATGCCGACATCCCGATATGCTTGCAAGATGTTTTGCTCTTGAATACCAGCAGCAGAACCTTCACCGTAAGCAACGCCAGAAGCAGCAGCGCGAGCACGCGCAGAAGCATTAGCCTTGGCTGACTGGCGCAGGATGTAGTTAGTCTGAATCTTGTAATTGATTGCATCAAAGTCAACTTGCTGACGACGGCGGGCAGCAGCCAGTTCTGCGTACTCAACTTCCTTGTCTGCACGCATACCTGCCATGCGCAGGTTTTCTTGAGCCTGCACAAGATTGGCCGCCTGCTGGAAATAGCCTTGAGCTTCAGCCTGCTTACTTGCCGCGTAGCTGCCAGCAAAGCCAGCAATTGCTGTGGCCCCTGCTAATGCCGTACTTCCTGTAGATGGTTCAGCCATGTTACGTTCCTTGGTTCACAGCGACCTTATATTCAAGGCCAAGCAATGTCATCTTCAAAGGCAATGTCTGTTCAACAATCACAGACGCATCTTTGCTGTATCCACGAATACCGACAACCCGCTTGGTGCCAGTAAATTCAGGCACAGGGATGTCCAGCAGTGGATTGTCAAAGTTCCTAAAAGGCAATAGCTGATTGTTAATCTTCATGTGCTGCGTCTTGTAAACCAGTGCATTAACCTCAGTAATCCGTTTCTTAAATGACACGCGGCTACCAGTCTGAAGCTTAACCTCGACCGGCATCGTCTTGACGTAAACAGTAAACGGTAAGCCAACTTCATAGCTTGTCGTACTGGCACGATCAAAAGTTACAGAGCCAGCTCCGCTAACAGTTTCGTTAGATTGCGGCACGCCATCGGTAATGACATTTACTGACTTAGCAATATGCGGAAGACCGCTCGCACTAGCTGAAGCACCACCAGTAAAGGAACAGTCAGTAAAGCGATCATTGCTAAAAAGCTCAACAAAGTACCGAGTCGTCCCGTTGAAAACACGCTTAACAACTGCATAAATATCCGTTACGTCAACATTAACATCTTGGAATTCTCCGTCAGTAATAAACTCTGACGGGGCAATAACTTGCTGGCTACGCAAGATAGAGTATGCAGCCATTGAGCCATCGGTAGAATTTGTAACCAGCAGCAAGTCGCCTTCGTCCGTGGACGTTGCACGACGCAAAGCCATGCGAGTAGGACCCTTGAGTAAGTGTCCTGACAGCAGGGAAATACGCTGCGTAATGTAGGTAAGTTGCTGGTCTGAGAACAAGAACTCATTAAGTGCTTTACCCTGACGCTGCACAAACAGCGATCCAGACTCAAGTGACTCTACCCTAGTGCCGGGCTTGGTGCCATTACGGCTAACGCCTTTGAAGGTAAACGTCGTCGGGGTAATTGGCTCGGTACCTGTCTGCGGAACGTAGAACTCGCCACCAGTGGTAAAGACTTGCAAGTCACGACCAGAGATCAGGTCAACAATGACGTTAAGCTGGTTAGTGTCTAGTGTTGCCTCAACAGCATCATCGTCCAGATATTCTGCTGGCTTAAAGTCAAAGAACAAGCCGATCTTGCTTCCCCAGACAGTAGACGGACGAGACTTGCTGCCACCAAAGTACAGCCTTCCTTCGTGGAAAGATACCGTCCTCGGCCAGCCTTTAGTGCTCGACCAGACATCTTCGTAACCAGTCTCAAGCTCCCAATCGCCAGAAGCAATGGCCGTCGTATTAAAGAATGGAAACTCTGTAACAGCTTCAACCGAAGTGCCGCTAAGATACTTAGTAATGCGGCAGCGACCCTGTGGGCTGGCATTAATGTACTGATTGACGTTACCAGCACTAAACACACTAGCAGATGCAGTCAGCGTGATATTGCCAGACACGGCAGAAGGAGTTAGCGTCGCAGCAGGATTGCTTGTGCTGATCGAGAACGCATACTTCGGGATGCTGTCAAACGTAATCGTCGTAGCAGTCCAAGACGCATCATTAGCACCACGGACAATCTTTACTGGCTGCAAGTCTGGGTGGACAACGATCAGCGTATCAGCCGATTGCGTCCAGCACAGCGACGACAGCATAGCGCCAGTAATCGAAGCAACGGACAGATAGTTATTCGCACCGCCATTAATTGCACTAATGACAGCGCCGTCCTTAATGACGTACATCCTGCCAGCCACAAAGCACAGCATGTAGCTATCGTCTACCGAGAACTCAAACGGGATAAGCCTTACACCATTGGCTGCTGATGGCGTGCTGCTATTGGGCAACTCAAGCACATGCTTGGTGCCGGGACGACGACGCAGACCACCCTGAGGCTGGATCAAGACATTGGTAGCCTTTGCCAGCGAGTTTGCATATTGAGCAATGTCAACACGCGAACGCAGCAGCGGGTCAAGTTCCCCGGTGCTAAAGTTGGTCTGGAAGTCGATGAAGCGCATTAGTACCTCACAGCCACAAGCTCATAGTCCTCCATAACCTGCGGAGGCTGACCTTGAGCATCGATGTTTGTTGCTTGCCTGAAGTATCCGCCACGGCCATTTTCCGCCGCAGAGCCGATTGAAAGAGTCTGCCAGTAAGCTGTCTTTGTCTCTTGCTCTGTGATCGGATAGGCTAAATGCCATGCCATCATATACTTCAAAAGCTGAACAAAGTATTGAGGCATAGCGTACTCAGGAGTCTGGTACGGGTAGTCAATGTAGACTTCTTGGTAATTCGTCAGCAGCTTGTCGCCCTGAATCTCCCATTCTTTGACGGGACGGGCATACAAAGCACTGGTCTCAAACACTGCACGGGGGTTGCCAATGCGATCACCCGGCAGTTGGTATTCGTAAGCCCACTCACTAGCAGGCGTAGTAACAAGTCTTGCAAGCTTAAGTTTCTTGTAAGAAAAAGACCAAGGGTACATGGACAATGCCATGTCGCGCACATCTGGGTACAGCCGGTCGCACGAGTTGGCTTCATCCGTACCGTCGTTGAACGACGAGATAGGGGTGGCACCTAGCAGGATTAATGCGTCAGCGCAAATAGAAACTGGAGTGTCGCCTGCTGCCATCGTGGCCTCTCATGTAATAAAGGGCTAGTCCTAAGTTGCCCCAGAACTAGCCCTGTGTTGCCTATTTACGGATTAGTCCGTGTCAGTTGCAGATACGGTCGTACCGTCAGCAATGTCTACCGCAGTAGACGTGACAGCATTCACGTAGGTCAGAACCAGACTTGGAGTAGTCGTGTCGTAAACAAAGATGATGTCACCAACCTTCAGGGTGTCCTTCAGCGACAGGAAGTAGTCTGCCGTGTTGACGGTTGCCTGAGTGTCGGCGGTCTTATACAGGTACATCGAGGGTGCATTGCCAGCTTTGGCAGCGCACACTGTTACCCAACCGGTTGCGGAAAATGCCATGATTAACCTCCTAGATTAAGATTCGCGGCAAGTGATCTTGACGATACCTTCATCGTCAATTGCCACTGCGCCAGCGGAGAACATCGAAGCCACGAGGAACGATGTCTTCTCAGGCACATAGTTGATCTCGGTCTTAGGAGCGATGCCTTCGGCCAGACCAATCGCATCTTTGTGGAATGCGAAGCAGGTGCGGTCGCTGGAGCCATCGATAGCCAGACCACCTTCGGTACGATCACCAAGTACGTGGAACGTGAAGCCCAAGAACGTGTTGATCTCACCCTGAACCAGCGCCTTGACGGTGTTGAAGTCAGAGGAAGTAACAGCGGTCTCAGACAGCAGCGAAGCCAACGAGTTAGCGTGGATGATGATGTGGCGGCCATCCATAGGCACGTTGCCAGCATCCAGCTTCTTCTTAGCTTCACGCAGCTTAGCCACGTTCATGTTGGTGTCAGAACCACCGATGTCGTTCGAGACGGTCAGAGAAGTCGAGGAAGCAGTCAGAGCGTCCAGAATCAGTTGATCCTGACGACGACCGATTGCATTCGAGACAACCTTCACCAGCTCACGACGCTCATCAAAGTTGACCTTAGCCTGCATGAAGATGTCCGAATACTCAGCAGCGATGTAGTCGCTCAGAGTCGCGGTCACTTGCGAGTAGGTCACATTCAGAGGGGTTACATCAGTCTGCGGAATGCGAACCTGAGCAACACCTTTGCCGATCTTAGGGAATTTGTAGGTGGAACCTTCGACACCCGAACGGACACGGACAGCAGGACGGAGAACCGCCGAAGCCTGATAGGCTTGCTTAACTTCCGCATCAAACAGGGTTACAAAGGCTGTAGACAGATTAATAGCCATTTGAGTTACCTTTTGACAAAGTTATAAAGAGAGTTCTCGCTGTCGGTGAGCCGGGAAACCGGGCCGTTTGCTTGCAGTAGGGTGCCAGCCAGTTGGGTACAACCATCTGAGGGTCGGTAATCTGATATGCCTCGGTAACACATTCTAATCAAGTTTGCCTATAAAGCAAGCCCTGTCAATAGTTTTTTGTAAAAAAAAGCCCAGCCGAAGCTGGGCAAACCTCGCCGGTACGAGGGAAGGAGCCTTAGCCGTATCTCTGCTGGAATAGCCGCTCAACCTTCTGGCGGTACGCAGGATCGCTTTCATACTTTGGATCGCCAACCATAGCTTGCAGCTCTAGGTCTGTTGGCATTCCGTCAACCTCTTCCTTGCCTGTTGGGATTCTTCCTTCGTAGGCAGCCCGAATCTTTGACAAAGCTTGCATCCCACGGGCGGTTCCACCCATGATCTTAAACTCTTCAAAGTCTTCAGGCGACCATACGCCCTTGTTGACAAGTCCTCTAGCCCAATCGACCATGCCATTAATAATGGCGTTGGCATTTGGACCTAAAGCCTTGCGTTCAGCCTCCATGTCAAAGGATGGCGCACCGGCCATCTCGTCTGCCTTGGCTGTTATTTCACGAGCCAGCTCGTCAAATGCAGCTTGAGAGACGCCATTCTTTGCAGCCCACTCTGTAAACATGGGGACCATCGGGCGCTTATCCGCATCTTCGCCAAACGCAGATAAGTCATACTTGCCGTCAGGCGGGGCCTTATGCTTACCTTGGCTGACCAGCTTGCGCATGTCCTTCCAAGACTTTGCCATGCCCTCAAGATCAGGCTCATTCTTGTCTTTCTTCCAAAAGTTCTCAGGCCACCAGTCCGGGCGGTCAACCGGTTCGTCGTCAGGAATGGAGTCTGCTGCACGGTGCTCAACCGTGGTTTCCTTCTCAGCGGGAGCGTTATCATCAGTTGGCTCTACGTTGTCAAGTAGGCCAGTGGGTTCCGCTGCTGCTGAATCACTAGGCTCGACTGCCGTATTTTCTTCGCTCAAAATTTCCTCGCTCTATCGATTCGGGATTCTATCTCTTTGACTAAAGAGCATCGTCCCTCCAAAAAATAGCCGTAGGATGGATCACTCCCCGGCCCCCAGCATGGTTGCTCAATGGTTTGACTTCTTAGCCATTTAAGCAACTTCTGCCCTTCCTCTGTGCCAAATACACGCAAGCACAGCTTATCCGTATCGCTAGACTCCGGTGGAGTCATAGCTTTCTGCATCTCTTCTAAGTCATCCCAACCGGCCATAGGGGTCTCCGTCTGTTATTAATTCGTTATCTAGTTCGAATTTTTCTGCTTCGCTTAGTGCGTGGATGCAGTACCAGATGGCATCTGTCTCCGTGATAATTACGTGGGAAGTATTAGCCTTAATCTCTATGCAGGCTGGCGCTTCGTACTTGGTTTGCACGCCATCGACATCGACATAGACCGTACCTTTTGCCAGAAGCGACAGATGAGAATAAGGGTGGATATGCTGCGGCACAGCCCACCCTTTAGGAAGAAAGTATTCTTTGGCGTATAAGCCAGCCGCGAAGTGGTGTTGAATATCAGGCTGCATTGGTCTCCTGCTGCTGCGCCATTGCCATAGTTATATTCTGCTCTGTCTGCATATTCTGCGCCTGTTCCAGCATGTAAGCGCGCTCTGCGGCAGAGTTACGCACGGCTGACGGGATTCCAAACTTGTCAGCAATATAGTCAATCAGGTCGCCTGTCTTCACAGCAATCTGACCTTCTGGGCCAAGGGTGCTGGCAATCTGCATGAACTGCATAATGTTATTAATTTCCTCCATGTTCTGCGCCATAGCCAGCGGGGCTACAGGGCTGACCTTAACCTCAAGGCCATTGACGCGCAGAGGCATATTAATCAGGCCGCGCTCATCCATAACTTGCAGGATACGAGCAACCATCGGGATCATCGTCTCATTAATCAGACGACCAAAAGCAGAGCCAAGGTTTTGCGCCAGTTCTTTCATGCGCTCAACTACCTCGGTCGCTGACCGGGCAGACATATTGTCTGGTGGCAAAGACTCGTCCAGCAGGGTACGCTTAACATTCTGACGCAGATCGTTAATCACAATCTGGCTGACATTAAAGTCACCGGCACGAGCTAGAGGGCGCAGTGATTCACCCTGCGGGCCACCGTTTCTAGCCACAGGAATAATCGCACCCGGAACAATCTTTACTGTTTGAGGGTTCAACACGCCATCGTCTGCTGCGGTATACACACCAGCCACAGCCAGAGATGCGTTCTTAAGCAACAGCTCAAGGGTTTTGTTTAGCGTCTTAATGTCTGGCAGCGCAGTCAACAGCGGACCACGGCCATAGATTTCGCCAGCCACTTTTGCATATCGGCTAATAACCCACGGAGACGAGTTCATCCGACGATAGACGATCTCTTCCTTGCCGCCAGTAACGCAGATTACGTGATAGCACCAGTCGCCACGTTCGTAATCCAAGATGGTGGCTTCCATCAGATCAAAGTCATCTGTAGGCTTGGCATCGATCATGTTCTGCATATGATCGGAGAACTCTGCATCACGCCACTGCTGCTTAATTGCCTCGCCCTTCATGCGCATACGGCGGTAGATTTTGTCTACTTGACCGTTTGCACCTTCCTCAAACGACACGAGGAACAGCGGCACAGGGATAAAGTTAAGCGGAGAGATGTCGTCTCCCGGCTGGATCATCATGCAGGCAGTGCCTACAGCCATGTCCATTAGGAATTCGCCAATAGCAATGTCGAAGTTCGACTGCTTAATGGCTGTGAACATCTCTTCCATGTAGACATCGAGCACTGCTTGAGCCTGCTGCTTTTGCTCAACTGGAACTTCCGAACCCGGCTCTAAGCGGCACCATTTACGCTGCGGAGGAAAGATGCCAGACTGTAGACGATTAGCAAAACGCTGAGTACTATTAATGGCAGTAGAGTCAAAGACCCTAGCCATCTTCTTGGCACCTTGAGAGTTGCCATCGTAGTATCCATAAAGTTGGCGCTGAGGCAGAGCAAACTCATAAGCATCACGGTATAAAGACTCGAACAGGTCTTTGTTTCGCTGTGCTTTCTCTGCACGCTTTAAGATTTCCTCTAATGGCAGTCGCTTGCCTTGAGGAACCTTGCGGCGCGTACCCTTCATGTAGGAAATTTCAGCCATTATCTTTCTCCAACTTGTACTTCTCTAATAGGTTCCTGCCTTTTGCGGCAAGACGTTGCGCAGAAGCAAACGTCTTTGGTATTGGTTCACCCCAAGCATTTGCGGCCAATGCCAATCTTGTCGGGTCGCCATCCTCATCAACCAATGGGCCGCTAGGGTTTGTGTAAAAGCGCGTTAAGAAAGACCCTTTGCGTCTGGCTTTCTCGCCAGTTGGACTAGACTCTTTGACTCCCGGCTGCAAGTTCTTGCTTTCACCAGACGACTCAAACTTACGCCTGCCAGCCTCAGTCAGCCCGCCTTCAGGGTCCTTGTACTTACTCACTTACTGCCCCTAGCTGCTGCCATATTGTCAATTAAATTTGGGTAAGGCCGACCAGCTTTCTGTGCACGGCGCATGGCGTTGCGCTTCTCTGCCTCGCTTAGTTTTTGCGGCTTGCCTAAATCCTTTGGTCTAGCTTTATCCCATACTTCTTTCATATCTCACCTTTTATTCGTACCACTCAAGCGCCAAATAAGCAGCATGTGCAGTGCCGTTTACATTGGTTAGCCTGAACAAATAGTTTGTCAAAGGTTTTAAAACATACTCAAGTGATCCTGTTGTGCCACCGGCAGACTTTTTGCCTGTTCCACCGGGGATAATCTGCGCATCTAGCTGCGTCCCGAGCGAAGATACTGTCGGGTTTATTATCATGGCAACTTGGCTGCTAGTCGTATAATTGCGATTCCTATTGAGAGGAGTGAATGGCGTACCACCCGTAGCAGTCGTGCCTTCATAAACGTATATCTCCGCATCTCCAAGGCATAGTGCATCAAGAGTCATGTGTGGCGTGACGCCAGCCGCTGCCGCAAGAACAATATCAATGCTTGCACCATCACCTAATGGCGCTGACTTTGGGTATGTCTTATAGGCAAACCAAGCTCTGCCGTCGTGATTACGCTGGTGGTTTACATCCACCATAATCATGGGCGCATCAGCACCGGCAATCACATAATTGCCAGCATTATTCTTTTGAACCTGAGTTACAAACCTAGACTTTGTGGTTAGTGATTCAAGTTCTACCAGAGTTACGGCCATGATTAGGCTTTCTGCTTAGTAGCCTTACGTGCTTCTGACAGCGCGATAGCCTGAGCTTGCTTTGGGTCCTTGACTACCGGGCCACCTTTACCAGAATGCAGGGTACCAGACTTGTATTCGCGCATTACTTTCTGCACTTTCTTCTGGAACTTATCCATTACAGTGACACTCCCTTAGATAACATTGGACGTGACAGGCTACGAACACGAGCGCGTAGACGGGCAAGGCGACGCTCACCAGTTTCACGCTGCGTCATCTCAGTTTCTTGACGGGTTCTAGCAATTTGAGCCTGACCAGAGGCTGTTTCTTCCTGAATCTGCTTTTGCAAAGCAGCCATATCTTGTTCTGCTTTTGCTAATTCAGCCCTTGCCGCATCTTCTTCAGCTTTTGCTGCTGCCTCTTGATCTTTTAACTCTTGAGATTTAACTGCTTCTTGAATAGAAACAGCAAGATCAGGGGATGAAGCCATCATCCTTTCAAGCATAGCGACGCTAAAGTTCTTTGGATTAATAGCAAACTCTGGGCAACCAGACTCTTCGTTGATGCTATTCTTCTCGTGGCCTACGGTGTACTGGTCCATGTCCATGCCAGCAGCCTCAAAGGCTTTCTTTAGAGGCTCAGCCAGCTTTTGCACAAGCGGCAACGGGAGAACAACCTCGCCGGGAGTCAGGTGGCCCATGACGGTATCGCCATTCTCACCTTTCTCGGCCATGTCTTCCATGTCTTCTTTCTCTTTACCGACGTTGATTTCGATGTCCATAGCCGTTCCTTAGATAGCAACTGAAGCGCCGAGGGTAGAAGTCTGGTCTGTGCCTAAAACTCCCATCTCTGGGTTGATACGAACGTCAGACAATAGGGCGCGACGGCCAGATCGGACACGTGCACGCAGGCGGGAGGACTCTTCCTCGCCTAGCTTTCTGCGCTCTGCCTCCAAAGTATCAGCAGTACGCTTAGCTTCAGCCTCAAGGCTGGCCTTTTCCTGCGCGTACTTTGCTGTTTCAGCAGTCAAACGCTCACGAGCAACAGCCGCTTGCTCTTTCTGCGCGGCAATTTGCTGTTCCATCTGCTGTGCAGCACGACGAGCCTCGGCTGAAGATGCCTCACGAGCCTTACGTGCAGCGGAACTTGCCCGGTCAGCTTGATAAACAGAGCCTGCCAAGGTGGCAGCAGCTACCCAAAAAAAAGGCATAGGACCTCCAAATACGAAATATCTGAGGAAATTCTATCGACTTTGCCTTAAACATCAAGGATATGATAGCACTGCGCTATCATTATTTAAGCAAAAACGTCGAAGTCTGTAGCGGCAGTAGATTGCATGCCCATTGGCACACCTGATCTACCTGAATTGGTTGTCATTCTTCTATGTTCGCCACCACCAAGCAGCAGGTATCCGAAGGCGTCACCTACGTGGGAGTGTTCATTCTTGTTTGGCGAGTCCCTAAATCGTTCTTGTCCTGCGCCGATGGCTACTCGTTTGAAGTGGTAGCCGCCAGCCAAGGACTTTCTTAATAATTTGCAACTCTTGTCTACCAAAAGCCCCGGTTTGCCGTGGATTAACCTTTGCATTGGGGCGGCCCCTGCCTCGCGTCGTACTTTAAAGTCGTTAGACGGGGTAGGTTGAGCGCGTAATCCGAGGGTTCGCAGGTGGTCAAAGGCTGTGACTTCGTAGATAGCGTCACGCTGCATACCTGCGGGATCGCCCCAGACCATAATCTGAGACTTGGGGAATCTGGCGTTTAGTTCACCCAGCAATTGCTGACCGAATCGCTCAAGGCCCATGTCAAAAGTGACAATCTCGTGCAGGACATGCCATGCCCCTGAGGGCATTTTCTGTCCAATTACTGCGGCTGGGGTCAAACCAAAGTCTAGTCCTACGTGGATGGGCAGGCTTTGGTCGTACTCTAAGTCTGCCGACATCATATTGTCGTCGTACTCAGGCCAGACGGGTCTGCCTTCCTGAACGTAGGTGTATTTACCTTCTGCGTAGCAACGAATCCAATCTAGGTTCTTGCCTAAGAGCATTTGCTGGTAGTAGCCAGCGGGGAGGTTTGAGATATTTTCAGCTTTGGAGTTTGGCTTCCACCATCTTCCTGCGCTATATATAAAATCGTTTGCTTCAGGATTGTCTGGTAATTCTCCCAGATCAGCTTCGACGACGCCTCCGGGCTGTCTAAAGAACTCCCATTTATACGCACCACTCATCTTCTCCTTTTCAGCCATCCTAAACCACCAATGGTCGTCGTCCATAGGGTTAGTGTCAAGGATAATGCCATGCCAAGTAGCGCCGCCATCACGCTTAGTGGGATAGCGACCAACACGATGAGTAAGACCATCGATAACAGCTTTAGGAAGTTCCCTAGCTTCGTTAACCCATGCCCCGGTAAGCTCAAGTGACAGGAGCTTCCTAACGTCTTTCGGCTGATCCAGCGCAAGGAATATCACCTCACAGTCAATGCCAGCAGCGCCATCTCTTGCTGGCAGTTTAATATGGTGGGTAATCGGTGGCGTCCACAGTAAAGGACCAAAGGTATTCTCAGGAAACAGGTCTAGCCACGTCTTAATCGTCGTGGTTTTGAGCATTGGATAGCTATTCCTGACAATAGCGAAGCGGCTGTACTTAATGCCATCGATGGGGCTAGGTGCTTGCTGCACTGCCTTCATCATAATCTCTGCGCAGCAGGCATAAGACTTACCGCTACCTACAGGACCCATGACGCCACGAACAAAACCTTTAGACTGCAAGAACTTCCAGACGACAGGGCTAGTGGAAAAGTCTAGGTTTAGCCCTGTGACGGGCATAGCTTTTGAGCCTGTATCTTTGGTTTTGCTCACGCTTTACCCCTTTCGAGGATTGCAAATGCTCTTGCTCGAAGGGCGTTATAGGCTTCTTCGTCGTAGCTATCCACATCTTCCATAACAATCTTTACGCATTGCTCTCGTTCTGCTGCTGCGACTAGGGCGGCGAAGCGTTTAATTTCATCGTCCCAATAACCGTCTGTTATCCATACGCGACCGTTATCTGCATCAGTAAATCCAGCTTCCAGCGCCATGCGGGTAATGTCATCACGGTTCATTAGAGGGCTCCACGTCGATAATCTCAGGGGCTTTGACATTAATTCCGATAACACTGGGCTTATCTGATTCGTCAGCAGTATCCAGTAGTCCACTAGCCTTAGCCAGTATTCTCAGCACACCAACTTTATCGTACAGTTCAATGTCCAATGTTCTGGTGGTGTTTCCGTCTTTGTCGGTACGCTCGTTGACCTTAATAGACTTAATAGCTTGCAGGGCATGCTCTGGGATGTCTTTGCTGGGCTTGACCTTAATATTGCCCATGTCGTCCCATTCCATCACATCGGTTAGCTTTGTATTAGCGATGGTCAGCAGGGAGTAGGCGACTGCCTCTCTGTTCTTGGCGATAGTGGCTGAACCACCCAGACGCTGCTGGACGTTCTTGACTCCACCCCAATGCTTTATGCTTGGAATTTGTTTAGTGACTGCCATAGTGTCCTTGTAGTTCCTCGTCTTTCCGAGGTGTCTGTGTGGTCTTCCAGCATGGAGCTCGTAACGAGACTGGTCCACACTGCCGGTGTTAGCAGGAAAAAGCATAAACCTGCGGCACCTCCGGCTGGCCCAATACTTATACGACTGGACACTCACCTCTTTCTCGTGAGCTGTGGTGCGGTCAGCTCGTCAGCAAGTGCCCATGCGTGTAAGTGCCGGTCTTTCCCGGCTGTCAGATTGACCACTGACCTTGGGTTAATCAAGTGGGATAGCTACGCCTGTGTGCGCTCCCCCGATTACTCAGAGGCACAGTATCCGCTTTCCCGCTGCCATTTATATCAAAACGGTATGGGATCGTCTATATAATCATTCTTATCGGCAGGGGCATATCCATTGCCCTTATCTATACTATGCTGGCTCATCGTAGGCTGGGCTGCAACCATCTTCCCAAGCTTGACAGAATAGAACACCTCTCCATTCTTAGTCTTTTTCTCCCACGCAGACAGATAAAACTCCTGCCCATTTAACTTCATCTTCCCAGACCAGTCAGGACTACTCTCCGACTTCTTCTTCTTATTCAAAAACAAGTTGCCATTGTCATCACGCAACTCATATTGCTTATTACCATTATTCATGTGGCTCTCCGTTTAAGAGGAAAATAACATTAACACAGTTTTCCTGATCTGCTATATACTTATCTCGTCTGTTTCGCACCAGATAGTAAGAACCCATTAGCAAGGCCTTGCCTCCGGTACTACGGGGGGTGCGAACAAGGTCTTCCTAGTGGGTTTTTTTATGTCTATAGAACTTACAGCCTTAGAAAAGTCTACCCAGAAGAAACGGGAGAACCTTGAGCAAGCCATGAAAGACTGGCGAAAACAGTTATCCCAAGAAATTGCAAATAAGAAAATAACTAAGAAGAATATTTCCAATAAGGAAAAGGTTAAGAAAGAGAAATCAAAAGCCCGACATTCTGCGAATAGACTGATAAATTCGTTTGAAAAGGGCTGGACGTTCTGATACATTGTTTTAAAGACGGCAGTTGGCGAACAGTCGCCCGTCGAGGCTAAGCTAGTGACAGCACACCCTTAGCCTGCAAGCAGGTCGATACTGTGAAGGTTGATTCCGTGAGGATAGGCCTTGGTTATGGTGGCGAAAGCTTCCTGTAATCTGGTGATACCACAGCGCTCTAACAAAGCGAGACTTGATGCTCCAACTGCTTTGCTCACAACTTGTCACCTTTATAACTGATGTATTTACTACTATCGGGTGGCCGGTTACGCAAAAAAGAAGCATCTAGGCCTTAAGACTCCATTAGAACCACTAACCTCGAAGCACAGCCAGCAGGCCACAAAAGCCTGTAGGCAGTGCGTCATACAGCGCTTTATACAAAATGTTCATTTAAAAGCGCAATATTAGACTTAAAAAAAATTAAGACTCAATCCTGTAGGCCACAAAATATCAGCAAAAAATTGAGAGTAGGACCCAGCGATACAGGCGACCCCCGGGGGGAGGGCATATCGCCTCTTCTCAGACTGCTAACCGTGCGAAGTATGACAGACGATGCGGAGGCTCTCTGCGAAACTGCCGCCAATCATCAAACACACGGCAAACCTCGGCCTCGAATGCACCAAAACTAACCCCGGCCTCAGCAATTCTTTCCAAGCTTGCAATGTCTTCAGGCGTTACAGTTCTGCTAATGTTAGCAGACTGGCAGGCGGACTTCCACAGTCTCACACACTCCACAACCCTTAACTTTTCCTCAACACTGTTTCCCCGCGTTAATCCTTCTGTCTCAACTGTTACTTTCTGCGGCTCTTCAGATTTAACATTTGAGGCTTCGATTGACTTCTGAAGGATGCGCTGTTGATGTCCCGGCGGCTTATCTTCGAAGGCAATAACTTGCAGCAGTTCATTAGTTGACAACTTCTCATCGTAGATTACCCGCATGATCTGCGCAGTTCTCCCCCAACTGTGATTTTTGACCTTTGTGATATATCCCCACGCGACGAGACGTTTCATCTGTCTGCTGATTGTTTGCCTTGTGACGCCCAAGTCTTTGGCTAGATTGTCAAAACCCGGCCAGCATAAGCCCGCCCTGTTCGCATAACTACTGACTGCGACGAGTAGTTTTAAGCTTGTGAACTTCAGCCGTCTGTCCCTGACCGCCCGAATCGGGATAATTGAATATGCCCTGCGATCTACCGGCGGCTGTTGGACAATCTTCGGCGGTTCCGGCAGTTCAAAGCTTTGCATCTTTTATCATCCGTGCAACCTTATCCGACGTGCTTTCCTGATTCCGGCAGTATTCCCTGATTGCCTGCTCCACGATCCTGCTGCGGCTTATCCTGCTGTCATTGGCAAGCTTGTCCAACATCTCCCGGACGTCTTCACGTAACCTAA